AAAGTCCGACAGGCTAGGGCCTAGAAGCTAGGCGACGCAAGCCCCGTGCCCGAAATCACCGAAATCGCCTTGGGGCGACGTGCGTTGATCTGGGCCCAGTAGTTGTGCAGTCGGAACCGCACGGTGAGGTTGCCGGACCCGACGTCGCGGAACGTCTCGAGGTAGGGGCCGGAGTTGTCCTCGTAGAGGAAGCACTCGTCGGTGCGAACGACGACGATGCGGTCCTCGTTGGTGCCGCTGCCGAGCGTCGAGGGGATGTTCGGGTCGGTGAAGACCGGAACGCCCTGGACGGAGCCGACGACACCCTGCGACACGACGCCGCCGTGATCGCCGGCGGCGTTCTGCGGGGCGTACGGGGTGATCAGCGGCCGGTTCTGGCCGTCGAGACCGGAGAGAATCCATGCCCAGCGGCGGGGGTGCATGAAGATCGCCGTCGGGGGCATGAAGATGCCCTCGTGGATCTGGCGGATCGCGTCCGCCAGCTTCGGGTAGAGCTCCGGGACGGTCGGGCTGGCATCGGTGTACGTGATGCTGTTGATGCCAGACACCTGGAGCAGGCCCAGGTTGTTCGCCGTGCTCGAGTTGATCACGTCGGTGTCCAGCTTGACCGCGTACGACTTGGCGAGGTCGGCGAAGATGACCTCGTCAATGCCCGGGACCGAACGGTCGACGAGCTGCTGGGACACGTCCTGGAGGCCGGCGACCGTCTTGACGTCACCGGAGATCGTGCTGAACGTGGCGTCGGTCTCGGTGACCGAGGCGTTGTCGGCCTGGACGCCGACGGCGGTGCCGCCCGTCATGGTCGGCAGGTTGATGCTGTCGGTGTTCGGCGGGAGCTGCCTGGGGCCGAGCGCGTCAGCGACGACGCGGCCAGCGCGGGCGTAGTCGACGAACTGGTCCTGGAGGTACAGCGGGGCGACGAGGTAGCCGCCAGCGGAGTCCGTCGAGGACAGATCGAAGCGGGCGTCGGCCGGCAGGTCGCCGGTCTTCAGGCCCCGCTCGAACGCCATCTCACGGGCGTGGCGCGTCAGTCGCTCGCCGGCCTGCGAATCGCCGCTCTTGGAGACGCGGTACAGGTCGGTGAACATGCTGAAGTTGCCGTTGCGGCGGTACGTCAGCGGCTCCTTGCCGACCTTGGCCTCGGCGAGGCGGGCCTGCGGGCCGTTGAGGAGCTTGTCGGCGTCCATCGCGCGCTGCTCCAGCTCGAACTTCTGCCGGGCACGGTGCTGACGCTCGACGGCCTTGGAGTACGAGTCCTTGGCGTTGGTGTAGCTCTCCTCGGCCTCGGTGAACGAGAGCTCGAGCTTGTCGAGGTCGGCGTCGGGGCCGGCCTCCTTGATGGCGTCGCGCGCCGCCTGAAGGGACGCGTGGGCTTCGATCTCCGCCTCGCGGAGCTCGATGAGGGACATGTCCATTTGGACACTCGTTTCTGTGAGGGATGACGCCACGCGGGTGCGTGGCAGCGATCCCTCCGCCCTTCTGACCTACTGCTCGGCGATCTGCGCGAACCGGGCGTCAACCCGGTCCTGAAGTGCAGACAGTCGTGCGTCGCGGTCATCGGCGACGGCGGCAACACCCTCCGGCGGAGCGATGTTGTGATCTTCCGACTCGCCCCTGGTGGCGACGAGTTCGGGGTCGGGCGCATCGGTTTTGATGCGCCCTGCCTCCTGAGCGGAGGCAAGTGCGGCGCCAGCGTCGTTGAAGCTGGCGACAAGCTGTGCGTCGGTCTGGGGGAACGCGCCCTGCGCGCAGACGGTGACGTCGTAGAGGGCGGAGACCGAGAAGATGGTGCGGGTGATGTTGCCGGAGCTGTCCTGCGTCCACTCGTCCTCGCCGATGTCGCAGGCGAAGCTCATCTGGTCAACGAACCCGCCCTGCATGAGCGTGGCGACCTCGTCGGCGGTGGACGTCTTGGCGAATCGGGCCCAGACGTGCAGGCCGTAGGGGTCCTCGCGCAGCTCCAGCGAGTTGTTCTTGGTGCGCGCCAGCACCCAGCGGGTGTCGTGGTCGACGAGCATGTGCACGTCGGGGTTGGTGTTCAGAACCTCCGTGAACGCCCCGGGGGCCAGCGACGTGCGGAAGCCGCCGAGGTCGTGGGACTTGCGGTTGAACACGGCGGCGTGGCCGCGCATCGTCCAACTGCCCTTGGCCTGCGGGTCGCCGGATGCGTCGAAGCGGACCTCGGCGATCGGGACGGTGAACTTGAGGTCTCCGTACGTGCTAGTCAGGGGTGCCATCGCTACTTCCTGTGCTCGATGAAGGGTTCGCAGCGCCCCCGACTGGGGTCTGCTGGATTTCGTCGCCGCCCTTGATGGGCTCGTAGCCCTCAAGCGCCCGGATCTCGTTGCCGGTGATCCAGCCGCCTTGGCGGCCAAGTCGGTATGCGTTCCAGCGCGTCTGGATATCGGCGCGCAAGAAGCCCTGTTCGTCGAACTCGACCTCCCAGTCGGGCTCAGGGAACAGGTCGATGTCGATTTCAAGGCCCTGCTCGAAGCGTTCCATCCACGGCATGAGGCCGTGCTTGAGGAACCGCATGTTCTGCTGCTCCGGGGTCTCGCCGCGGACCTGTTCGCCGCCGTCCAGAAGAGGGGCCGGGACACCGAGCATCCGCGCGATGTCCTCCACCGAGAAGCGCTTGCTCTCGATGAACTGCGCGTCCTGCATGGTGATCGGCATGTGGTCGAGTTCCCAGCCGCCCCAGAGCACGGCCGGGCGGCCGGCGTTGGCGGGGCCGGCGTGCCGGGCCTCGTAGCTCATGCGGATCTCGGCGCGCTGCTCGGGGGTCGTGGGCCCCGGGTTTTTCAGCACGGAGCCGGCGGACGCGTCGTTGGCGAGGTAGCGGCCTTCGAATCGCTGGCGGCCGAGCTCGTTGCCGAGGCCGTTGCGGTGCGCCTGGACGACGCTGACACCGACGTAGGGGTTCTCGAGCAGGATGCCCGGGATGTGGATGATCTGGTCCTTGCCGACCGTTTGCTCGACGGGGCCGTGCTCGCGGTGGCGGATGTCGAACGTGGCGCTGCTGCCCTCGTACTTCGGGGTCACGCAGGCCGGGTTGATCGGGTAGAGGTACTGGACCTTGCCCTTGGGGGTCTTGATCTTCCACAGGTACGCGTTGCCTCGCAGCATCGACGTAAACGTGTAGGACCACACCGAGAACGCCGAGGCGTCAGGGTTGGGGCGGTGCAGCACCGAGTATTGCGAAGCGTCCGCGACGGGTGAACGGTTGCGGCCGTGACCGCGGAACAGCGTCAGCGGCAGCGCGGCGGCCGTTTCGCTGATGAGTCGCACGCCGCGCATGAACGCCGGCAGGCCCGCGGCGGCGGTGAACGACACGCGCTCGCCCGAATGCGACACCGTTGTGCCCCAAACCGAAGGGCGCGGGATCGGAAGGCTGGAGTCAAACAGGCCGTACAGCTCGTGGCGGGCGCCGTCCTCGCCGCGGACGATCACTTGATCTCCTGAAGGCAATAGACGTTCTCGCGGGGTACGAGGACGTGGCCGGCCATCTCGTGCGAGCGCTCCTCGCTCTCGACGATCTGGGCCGCGATCAGCACGAAATCGCTACGGGTGCGCCTGACGAGCAACCCTTCGATGGTCGGCGCCCCGTTCTTCATGTGAAACGCGTAGCGCCGCTTAGTGCCTACCATTCAATGCCTCCAGAGAGGGTGCCGGCGCCGATGGCCCCAGACAGGGCCAGCGTGACCGCGACAAGTGGGCTGATGTCCACTGATGACGACTTGCGCGACCACGCCCAAGCGTCGTCGCCGAGCGGTCGTTTTGCTGCACCCTTGATCGCGGACAGCAGTTCGCCGGTTCCGAGATGCGCGACGGTGCCTTCGCTGATGGCATCAAAGAGCTGGCCGCATGCCTGCGCGTGTTCCTTGGCCCCGATTGCCTCGACATTCACGCCGAGCGCGGCCAGTTTCGGCAGAAGAGACGCCGCTGGGCTGGCCTGGTCGCACTTGACGCCGATCGTCGCGTGCTTGCCTACAAGTTCTGCGAGCCGCCCCGGAACCCATGCGGTCCCCGCGCGATGCTCGATGACTTCGATGTGATGCTTCCCGTCGGGCCGCAGGCCCGCCACGCCGACCGCCGCGGCCGATCGGTCGGGCCGGACGTCGAACGCGAAGCAGACAGGGTCAAGCGGCTTCGATTCGGCGTCGATGCGGTCGGTCCAGGCCTCGACGCTGATCGGTCCGCCGGCTTCTGAGTCGGTGACGGGCCAGTCGCCGATGCCGAGCCGTTCGACCTTGAACGTGTCGGGGTCCATCGACCGCTGCTCTCGTTCGATGTGCTCGAGCGAGATGCGGATACCGAGCCCCGGGTTGGCCTGGCCCCACGCTTCCTGGCTGTCGATGTAGCCGGGCTCGGTCTCGGCGCGCTGCTCGTCGGCCGACCACTCGAACCACGCCAACCCCGGGTCATCGCCGGCCACGCCGCGCTGACGGATGCGGGTGAACACGATGCCGTCGTCGTGGACGTCCTGGTCGACGGCGGAGCCGGTGTACCAGACCTGCGGGTTCGGACGAGCAGCCAGCGTCGGCAACAGGGCGCCGTGGGCGCTCTCCGGGAGGATCATCGCCTCGTCGAGGACCAGAAGGTCGCCGGTGAAGCCTCGGCCGCCGCCCTTGGTGCGGGTGCGGAACCGGATGCGCTGACGAAGCCCCGTCCGCGGGTTCTTCTTCAGCTCGATCCCTTCCTCACCATGCGACTTCGAAACTCGCTGCACACGCCGCTCGAGGTCCGGCGTGTCCTCGATCAACTGCAACAACCGGCGGAACGCCTCGAGCGAGGTGTCGAACTGGTGGGCGGAGTGGATCAGCAGCCGCTCACCGAGCAGGAACAGGCCGGCGAGTTCGCGGGCCTCGAGCAATCCGCCCTTGCCGTTCTGGCGGGGCACATCGACGCCGACTTCGAACGCTGCCCACTTGCCGTCGGGGCGTTCGCCCAGCGCGT